CCTCTCCGTACGCATCGGCGAAACTATTACGAAACCCAAAAGTGAGGAAACATGATTCTGCCCGACTTGGAAAGCCTTGCCGTTGAGATCGGCGAACTTGAACTGCTGCCGGGAAACCCACGCAAAGGCGACGTGGACGCAGTTTCACGCAGCCTCGAGCAGTTTGGTCAGCGCAAGCCGATCGTTGCTCGCCGGGGCGACCGGACAGTGATCGCCGGGAACCATACGCTCCAAGCAGCCCGACGACTCGGCTGGGACAAGATCGCCGTCGTCTGGGTCGACGACGACGACGCCTCAGCGAAGGCGTTCGCTCTCGCAGACAACCGCACCGCCGAGTTGGGTGGCTACGACGAGGAAGCACTCCTCGCTCTCATCGAAGAAGTCCACAAGGCCGACGCCGCACTGCTCGAGATGACCGGCTGGTCCGAGCAAGACATGCACGACCTCATCGAAGCCCTCGAACCCGAGGAACCAGTGATCCCTGAGGACGCCGACGATGTACCGGAGCATGTGATCGCCCGCACCGCCGTCGGCGACGTCTGGCTACTCGGCGAGCATCGACTCATCTGCGGCGACTCCACCGACGACGGCGTGTACGCCAAACTAATGGCAGACGACAGGGCGCACATGGTGTGGACCGACCCGCCCTACGGCATCAGTTACAAGTCGAACGGCAGACCTGACAAGCATCGTCCGATCGCCAACGACAGCCTCGAGACCGATGACCTCTCCGTACTCCTACACGAAGCATTCACGTCGGCGCTCACCGTCTGTGAACCCGGAGGCTCATGGTTCGTTGCCGGACCGCAAGGCGGCGAAGTTCACGTCACCTTCCTCCAAACACTTCTCGACCTCGGCATCTACCGTGAGACACTCATCTGGGTGAAGAACAGCCTTGTCCTATCCCGACTCGACTACCACTACCGGCATGAGCCTCTGTTCTACGGTTGGGCACCCGGAGGCGCACACCGTGAACCACCGGACCGCAAGCAGGACAGCATCTGGGAACACAACCGTCCGTCACGCTCCGACGACCACCCGACCATGAAACCGATCGATCTGATCGCTCATGCGATCAGCAACCACACACGCCGCAACGAGATCGTTCTCGATATGTTCGCCGGATCAGGCTCAACGCTCATCGCCTGCGAAACCCTCGGACGACGAGCACGAGCCATCGAACTCGACGAGCACTACTGCGACGTCATCTGCGCCCGCTACCAGACACTCACCGGCAACCTGCCGATCGCCGAAGCCACCGGCAACCCGCATGACTTCCTGAAGGACAAGTAATGGCTCGACCCACAGGCCGACCGCCGAAACCAACCGAAGTGAAACGACGCACCGGCAACCCCGGTGGACGCAAACTTCCCGACAAGAACGTCGTCGAACTGCTACCGGCAAGCGACGTACCACCCGAACCTGCACGACCGCTATCGACCGCTGGACGAGAACTTTGGGAACGAGCATGGCGAAGCGGACGAGCATGGCTCGCCGACACCGACAGCGACCTGCTGCTCCTCGTCTGCGAACAGTTAGACGAACGACAGTTGCTGCGTCTCTCCGTTCTCCGTGAAGGCGACTGGCGGGAACGAGCCGGACTCCGAGCACTCGATAAAGAGATCGCCGCCAACCTCGCCATGCTCGGCTTCTCACCGGTCGACCGGACACGGCTCGGCGTCGCCGAAGTAAAAGCCCGATCCGCTCTGGAGGAGGTGCGAAGGCGACGTGCCGAACGAAACGAAACCGGGTGACCCGCTGTGGATGCCCCGCTGGGCAACCCTGCCCCGCAACGACGACACCGACGGAGACTTCGTCGCCGACTACGCCGAAACACTTCTGCACGTCGCCAAAGGTCCACACGCCGGAACACCACTCACCTTCACCGACTGGCAACGCTGGCTACTCGACAGCCTCCTCGAACGACGCCCCGACGGACGGCTCCGCTACCGGCGTGCCCTCATCGGGCTGGCACGCAAGAACGGAAAGTCACTACTCGGCTCCAGCCTCGCCCTCTACCAACTCACCGAATCCACCGAGCAAGCCGAGGTGTACGCCGCAGCCGGTGACCGGCAACAGGCCCGCATCGTTTTCAACGAAGCGAAATGGCAGGTACAGAACGCACCCGAACTAGCCCAACACTGCAAGGTGTATCGGGACGCCATCGAATACCCATCAACCGGCAGCATCTTCCGAGTGCTGTCAGCCGACGCCCGCCTCCAACAAGGACTCAACCCGTCGCTCGTCATCTTCGACGAAGTGCACGTCCAACCCAACCACGACTTGTGGGATGCCCTCACCCTTGGCTCCGGTGCCCGAGTCGATCCACTCGTCGTCGGCATCACCACCGCAGGCCACGATCAAGAAACCCTGTGCGGCGAACTGTACCGATATGGGCAACAGGTCGTCAGCGGAGACATCGACGACCCGTCCTTCGGATTCTGGTGGTGGGAAGCCGAAGAGAACACACCCGTTGACGACATCGACGGATGGCACGCCTCCAACCCCAACCTTCGAGAAGGCCTCCTCGACATCGAAGATCTCGAAGTCGCATCACGCCAAACGATGGAACTAGCGTTCCGCCGCTACCGGCTCAACCAGTGGACCCGCACCACCGAATCGTGGCTCCCCGTCGGAGTCTGGGAAGCATCCGGCAACCCCAACACCCGACTCGCCGAAAACGCCACCACATGGGTCGGCATCGACATGGCACTCAAACACGACTCCATCGCCATCGTCGCCGTCCAAAAAACCGACGACGACCGCTACATCTGCGAATCCAAAATCTGGCTACCAGAAGGCAACACCATCGACGTGTACGCCATCGAAGAACACCTCCGCCACCTCCACCAAACCTACGACTGCGTCGAACTCTGCTACGACCCCGCCTTCTTCGAACGCTCCGCCCAATCCCTCCTCGACGATGGGCTACGCATGGTCGAATTCCCACAGTCCTCACAACGCATGGTGCCAGCGTGCCAACGAGCCTACGAAATCATCTGCGGCAGCAAACTCACACATCCCGGCTCACCAGTGTTCACCGACCAAGTGCTGTCCGCCGCACCACGACAAACCAGCGAAGGTTGGCGACTGTCCAAAGGTAAGGCGAAACGAAAGATCGATGCTGCGATAGCGTTAGTGATGGCGTTGGATCGTGCATCCCGACCCCCAGTGGAAGAACAGCCGATCGAACTCTGGTTGGCATACGAATAGGAGCGATCCATGACGAAACGCACGATTGCGATTCTGCTGCAGGCTGGCGGTGTAGTCTCAGCATCAATAGGTGCTGGACTGGCGCACCCTGCAGCCGGATTCATGGTGGCAGGCGTCGGAGCGGTGCTGTTCGGTGTGGCGTTGGAGCGTGACTAATGGCGTTGGCGAATCTATTCGGTAAGACCGAGGCCCGTTCCTACGGGATGTCTTGGAACGACTATCTCAGACTGTTCGAGGACTTCGCTTACGCCGGACACCGATACGTCGCACCCGTCGCCTCACCCGAAGAACTCACAGCCCTACAAGGCCAACGGAACCCGATCGTTGCCGCCGCCATCCACGCCCGCATGCTCGTGTTCGCCGAAGCCCGCTTCCTGTGGCAACCGTTCCAAGACGGTCGACCCGGACGACTCTTCGGCAACCAAGAACTCGCCCTCCTCGAACAGCCGTGGGGCACCGGCACCACCGGCGACCTCCTCGCCCGCATGCTCGTAGACGCCGACCTGTACGGCAACTCCTACTGGGTGAAAATGCAGGACCGCAACAGCGCCCACCTGATGCGACTCGACCCAGCCAAAACGATGGTGCTCACCGGCGAAGCAGAAGACGCCGTCACCGGACGACCCTACGGACGACACCTCGTCGGCTACGCCGTCCTCGACGACAACCATCAAGAAGTCGCCATGTTCACCCCCGACGAAGTGTGCCACTTCAAACCACTCCCCGACCCCTCCCACGAATTCCGTGGACGCACATGGCTCTCCACCGTCATGAGCGACGTCGAAGCCGACAACGAATTCTCCACCTACAAACACTCGTTCATGCGGAACGCCGCCACACCCAACCTCGTCGTCTCCTTCGACCCGCAGATCACGAAGGAAGCATTCGAAACATTCGTGAACCGGCTCGACGCATCACACAAGGGAGTCGACCGAGCGTTCAAGACTCTGTACCTCGGAGGCGGAGCCGACGTCAAAGTCGTCGGAGCCAACTTCGATCAACTCAACCTGAAAGCCGTGCAAGGCGCAGGCGAAACCCGGATCGCAGCCGCAGCCGGAGTACCCGCCTCCTACCTCGGCATCAGCGAAGGACTCGCAGGCTCCGCCCTCAACGCAGGCAACTATGGTGCCGCCCGCCGCCGCTTCGCCGACGGCACCATCCGACCGCTGTGGCGCAGCGCCGCCGCCGCACTCGGCACCCTGCTCACGGCACCCGACCCGACCGTCCGCCTCTGGTACGACGACCGAGACGTCTCCTTCCTCCAAGAGGACGTACTCGACGCCGCAGACATCCGAGCCAAAGACGCCTCGACGATGCGCCAGTTGGTGGACGGCGGATTCGACCCGAACAGCGTCGTCGATGCCGTCACCACTGGCGACATGACGCTGCTCCGACACAGCGGCAACCTGTCCGTCCAGTTGCAGCCAGCCGAACCATCAGCCGGAGCCGTCTGATGCCCTACTTCATCCAATCCGACCATCCCGACTGCTCCGGCTGGTCAACCGTCAAACAAGACGGCGAACTGATGGGATGCCACCCAACCAAACAGGACGCCATCGACCAGATGGTCGCCCTCTCCCTCGAAGAAGGCATCGAACCCGGAGGCGAACGAGCCGAACAACGACAAGTCGACACCGACCCGCCCGACTACATCCGCTCCGCCGCAGCACGAGGACTTGAACTCCGAGCCGAAGGACACGGCGGCGACGGACTCACCGACGGAACAATCCGTGAGGCACGCCAGATGGCAGACGGCGTCATCTCCGAAGACAAAGTGATCCGTGCGAACGCTTGGGCGGCACGCCATGCCGTCGACCTCGACGCAGCAGACAACAACGACAGCGACGCAGATGGCTGGCCCGGAAACGGAGCCGTGGCACACTATTTGTGGGGAATCAACCCACTCAACCCCAACCCAGCAAGAGAATGGTTCGCTCGCAAAGCGGAACAGATCAAAGCAGAACGAGGCAGCGACATGACCGCCACGATCACCCGATCCACCGACAACATCGTCCGCCAACTCGACTTCACCGTCGAACAGAACGCCGACGGTCTCACCCTCGACGGCTACGGAGCCGTGTTCGACCAGTGGACCGTCATCGAGGATTCATATGGCGAATATCGGGAACAGATCGCACCCGGCGCATTCCGTCGCACCCTCGGCATGCGGATGCCCATCCTCCAATTCGACCACGGCTCCCACCCGCTGATCGGCTCCATCCCGCTCGGACGAATCACCAGCATCAACGAAGATGCCCACGGTCTCCGAGTCAAAGCACGCCTCTCCGACAACTGGCTCGTCCAGCCCGTCCGAGACGCCATCCGAGACGGCGGCATCACCGGCATGTCATTCCGGTTCCGAATCCTCAACGAGGACTGGGATCGAGGCATGGACGGCATGGAAGAGCGCACCATACGAGAAGTCGAACTGTACGAAGTCGGACCCGTCGTGTTCCCCGCCTACGAACAAACCTCCGTCGGTGTTCGCAGCCGAGCCGCACTCACCGCACTACAAGATGCCGAAGTAAGAAACGAGATTGCGTTACTCTTAGCGGCAGGCACCGACCTCGAGTCGCTCGCCGAAACAGATCACGTTGACGACCCGGACACGATCCACTCGTCAACCGAAGAACCCTCGACGACAGGTCACGGTTCAACCAGAAACCAGCGCCTCGCACGGCTCCGGCTTGCGGGCATCAACCCCTGAAGGAACGAAAATGAAGAAGCAGGAACTTCTCTCCAACATGGAGGAGTTGCGTTCTCGCATCGTCGACCTGTCCGAGCGTGACGAGATCACCCCGGATGAGGACGCCGAACTCGAGGCCGCTCTCTCCGAGCACGAGGCCCGCAAGGCCGAGTACGAGGCGATCGAGGCTCGTGAGGCCCGTGTCGCCGCCGCCCGTGAGCAGATCGTCGAGCGAGCCGTCGGCTACGACGCCCCGCAGATGATGAAGCGCACCGAGACCGTCCTCGACGTCTCGACCGCCAGCCGCTCGCAGGTTCGGGACGCCGCCCTCGCTCTCCTCGAGCGCAGCGAACTCCCCGCCCGCAACGGCGACCACGTCGACATGCTCCTCCGCACCCGGAACGGCAACTGCGACGGCGGACAGATCGCCAAGCGCATGCTCCTCACCGAGAACGAGGCGTACCGCACGGCGTTCATGAAGGGCGTCACCCAGACCGCCCCGGCGTTCACCGCTGACGAGGCCCGTGCTCTCGACGAGTACCGTGCCATGAGCGAGGGCACCGATTCGGCTGGTGGCTTCGGCATCCCGGTGCTGATCGACCCGTCGATCATCCTCACCTCCGGCGCTGCCGCCGCCCCCGTCCTCGACCTCGCCCGAGTCGTCACCATCACCACCGACGAGTGGAAGGGTGTCTCCTCGGCTGGAGTGTCGTGGTCGTATGACGGCGAGGGCACCGAGGTGTCGGACGACAGCCCGACGCTCGCCCAGCCCACCGTGCCGGTCTACACCGCCCGAGGCTTCATCCCCTACTCGATCGAGGTTGGCTCCGACTACCCCGCCTTCGCTGCGGAGATGCGTCGCCTGCTCGATCAGGGATACATCGACCTCGTCGCCCAGCAGACCATCACCGGCTCCGGCTCCAGCAGCCCCACCGGTGTGTTCACCGCCCTCGACGCCAACACCAACGTCGAAGTCGTCGTCACCACTGACGGTGCCTTCGGTGCGGTCGACGTGCTCAAGGTTTGGAAGTCGCTCCCCGAGCGCTACCGAGCCAACGCCACGTGGATCATGAACACCGACGTCGAGAACGAGATCCGCACCTTCGCTGCTGGTGCTGACTCCGCCTACTACACGGTGGACCTGCAGGCTGGTGGCATCGGCACCCTCTTCGGACGTCCGATCCGCACCACCGACTACGCCCCCGAGTTCACTGGCACCACCGGTGCTGCGAACATCCTCGTCGTCGGTGACTTCAGCAACTTTCTCGTGGCCCAGCGTGCCGGTATGAGCGTCGAACTCATCCCGCACCTGTTCGCCACCGGGAACAACCGCCCGAGCGGTCAGCGTGGATGGTTTGCCTACGCCCGCCACGGCTTCGACTCGGTCAACGATCTCGGGTTCCGCCTCCTGCAGAACCAGTGATCCCAGCCCACCATCGGTGGGACGAGACAAGCGAGAGCCACCCTCACCTCGAGGGTGGCTTTCGCCGTTTTCGGGCACCAAAAGAATCTTCACAAATCTGAAGAAATCACTTGCGTCTGTCCACAAATGCTGGCATGCTGTGCACATGGAGAACACCACCAACACCACCTACAAGGGATACCGGATCGAGGGAGAGTACGGAGCCATGAGCCTCTACTCGCCGGAGGGTAAGTACCTCGAACTGGTCGACAACGACGAGGACGCTTGGTACCGGATCGACAACATCTGGGAAGCCTGACGAACACCCACCAACAGGAGGAACCACCATGAACACCACGATCCACAGCACCCACATCGAGCCGGTCGGCGAAGAGAGCATCTGGGGCGACGGCGCATACCGGCTGGTCTGCACCACCTGCGGACACTGGCACACCTACCGAGGCAGGGAGTTCTCGAGGATCGAGGGCGAGCGCCACGACCTCTACATGAACGGACAGAAGTGATGAGCACTACGAAGGCAAGACAGACCGGCACCCACGTCACCCTCACCGAAGGCGACGACCTGTCATGGATGCTGGTCTGCGACGAGCACGGAGGCTGCTGCGAGTTCGACAGCAAGCGACAGGCGATCTACTTCCGCTCCTCACCGATCGACTGGTGTGAGTGGTGTGCAGACAACTGGCGTGGCACCAACTTTGCTGGACCAGTCCCCGGCACCTAACCAACCAACAGGACTAGCCGGAGCGTGCGCTCCGGCTCACCTCGTTCTGATAGCCTGACTGCAAATCTGTTCGCCCGAGCCGATGTGCAGGGGCAGTCACGTCGGCTCGGGCACCTGCCCACCCACTGCCCACAGGAGACACTGCCCATGAGCAACCACGTAGTCGCCATCGCAACCTGCACCACCGCCGACCAAAACGGTGTACGAGTCAGGCTCACCGAAGGCGTCGTCTGGGACGCCAAAGACCCGTTCGTCATCTACCGACCGGATCTGTTCCGTCACCTCGACGAGCCACGCAGCAGCCGCACCGTCGAGCAGGCGACCGCCGCTCCCGGCGAACAACGCAAGACGAGCCGCCCCCGCAAAACCACCGAGTCGTGAAGAAACGCTCGAAGCCCGGAACCTTCCCGGCGAAGGCTCCCGACAAAGTTTGCATCGCCTACGTCCACGGACAAGAAGTCGCCCACTCGTGGCACCAGTCACTGATGGCAACCATCGCCCACGACGTAGCCAACAACCAGCGGATCATCGGCGGCGGCTGGCTAGCCACCCGATACGGGACCGGCGGCATCGTCCAAGCCCGCAACGACACCGTCCGACAATTCGTGCGTCACGGCGGCGACGTCGAATGGTTGATGTGGCTCGACACCGATATGGGATTCGAAGCCAACGCCATCGACCGGCTCTTCGAAGTTGCTGACCCCGAAACCGCACCGATCGTCGGCGGGCTGTGCTTCGCCATGCGGGAAGTCGGTGTTGACGGCGTCGGCGGCATGCTCGTCCAACCCGCACCAACCGTATTTGACTGGGTGCTTGAAGGTGACGTCACCGGCTACACCACCGTCACCGACTACCCGAGGGACCAGTTCTTCCAATGTGCTGCCACCGGATCAGCGTTCATCCTGATCCACAAGAGCGCCTTCGTGAAGATCGCAGCCGAGTACGGAGAGTCGTGGTACTCGCCGGTCCGTAACCCGACCAGCGGACACTGGATCAGCGAAGATTTAGCGTTCTGCATGCGAGCCAACGCCCTCGAAATCCCGATCCACATCCACTCCGGTGTCAAAACCACCCACCTGAAACATGTCTGGCTCGATGAACGCCTCAACGATCGCCTTGAACACCTCGATAACGCTTAAAAGCGAAGCGCACATCGCCGTGTTCGTACCAGTGATGCGACGACCACAGAACGTCCAGCCGCTCGTCGAATCATTCGAAGCGACATCCAGCCGATCCAACCTCTACTTCGTCGCCGACCACGACGACATCGACGAACTGTGGGCTATCTACGACGCCGACTGCATCCCGATCATCAACAAAAGCGCCATCAAAACGTTCGCCGTCAAATGCAACCTCGGATATCGAGAAACATTCGACACCGACGAACCGTGGATGCTGTTCATCGGCGATGATGTCCGCTTTCATCCCGGCTGGGAGGACGAAGCATTCGCCGAACACGACGGCAGATCGTTCATCTCCACCAACGACCTCGGGAACACGAAGGTGATGGCCGGACGGCACGCCACACACCCGATCATTCGCCGCCAATGGGTCGACGAACACGGTGCATCATGGGACGGACCCGGCACCGTCGCCCACGACGGCTACAAGCACTGGTACGTCGACAACGAATGGACCACCGTCGCCCAACAAGCAGGCGAATTCCGGTTCGCCTCCACCTGCCACATCGAACACCACCACCCGATCTTCCAAAAAGGGCAAGACGATCCGATCTACCGGCTCGGACAATCCCACTCCGAACACGACCGGCAACTCTGGGCCTCCCGAGTCCGCTCCTACCTGCGCTGAAAGGCACAACATGCATCCTCAAGCCATGCAATGGGTCAAAGACGCCATCGGCGACCAAACCTTCGGCAGCGTCGTCGAACTCGGCGCACGAGACGTCAACGGCAACGTCCGCAACCTGTTCCCAGACGCAAAATACATCGGAGTAGACACCGGAGAAGGCGAAGGCGTCGACGTAGTCTGCGACGCCGCCGACTACCTGCCCGAACTCCCCGTCGACTGCGTCGTCTCCACCGAAATGCTCGAGCACACCCCTCGAGCCGAAGAAATCATCCACCAAGTGTTCAAAATGCTGACCGGAGGCGGCATGTTCATCATGACCGCTGCCGGACCCGGACGCCCAGCCCACTCCGGCATCGACGGCAAGCAGGTACGCCCCGAAGAGCACTACGCCAACATCCATCCCGACGATCTCACCCGCTGGCTAAACGACGCCGGTTTCGTGCGCTACTCTGTGGACGTACAACGCCGCCCCGCCGACATCCGCTGCGTGGCGTACCGACCCGAGGATTAGACATGGCGCATTTGACCGATCGGCTCGTCACAGAAGACGACCTCAAAGAAATCTTGGGGATCAGCGACGCTGTGGACGACAACCGGTTGACGCTCGCCGCCGACGCCGCCACCCAGATGGTGCAAGCCTACTGCGACCGACACTTCGTGCAGCAGGCGACAGCCACCCCTCGAGTGTTCGTCGCCTCCACACCGTGGGTGCTGGAAGTCGATGACATCTCCACCACCACCGGACTCGTCGTCAAAACCGACGAGGATGACGACGGTGTGTTCGAGACGACTTGGGCGGCAGGCGACTACCAGTTGGAGCCGCTCAACGGCAAGATGGGTGGACAGGACTGGCCTTACACCCGAATCCGTGCGATCCAGTCACGTGAATGGCCTTTCGACTATGGGCAGGCGGTCGTGCAGATCACTGCACGCTGGGGATGGGCGAACCCTGATGCAGCCGACCACTATCTTCCGCAGCCGGTCGAGCAGGCAGCACAGATACAGGGTGTCTCCATCTTTAAGAGCGCTGACGCCCCACTCGGCATCGCAGGCTTCGGAGACATCGGCATCATGCGGCTCCGCCAAGCAATGCACCCAGTCGCCGCCGCCCTCCTCGCCCCATACCGTCGAGATCCCGTACTGGTCGCCTAATGGCAGCAACCATCCAGCAGCAAGCCGACGGACTCGAAACACGGCTCGCCACCATCACCGGACTTCGAGTATTCGACCATGTCCCGGACGTATTCGCCCCGCCGTGCGCCTTCGTTCTCCCCGACGTCGTCAACTACTGGGAAGGCTTCTCCGGTGGTGACGCCCGCCACGAATGGACCGTCACCATCATCGTCGGACGGACCGCCGATCGAGCAGCCCAACGCAGCCTGTTCGAATACCTGTCCTACTCCGGTGCGAAATCGGTTCGAGCAGCGATCGAAGGCGACCGCACCCTCGGCGGTGTCTGCCAAACCCTGCTGGTAGAGCGGGCTGATAACATTCGGATGCTGACACAAGGCGATGCCACCTATTTGGCGGCAGACCTCAGTGTTAGAATTCACGCATAGGAGCAGCGATGGCGAAGTACGAGATCATCTCTAACAAGAAGGTTTGTGGGCACGCCCCCGGCAGCATC